GGTAATGAAGTTGAAATATATGTTATACAACCTTATGTATCAGGTTTTGACTATTATAGTCCAATAGATTATTCTGGTTCTTTACCTTATGCTTTGCTTGAAGAAAACATAGCAGATTATCAAATTAACGATGTACAAAACGGATTTAGTGGTACAAAAGTAATCAACTTCAATAATGGTATTCCTTCTGAAGAAATGCGTGATAAAATGAAGCGTGATGTTATGGGTAAATTAACAGGTGCAAGAGGAGAAAAAGTTATTATTGCTTTTAACGCTAATGCAGAATCTAAAACTACAGTAGAAGATTTACCTTTGAACGATGCACCAGCGCATTACGAGTATTTAAGTAAAGAATGTTTTGATAAGTTAATTGTAGGACATAGAGTTACTTCACCTATGTTATTAGGAATACGTTCTGGTGATGGGGGGTTAGGTAACAATGCAGACGAAATAAAGACTGCTACGCTATTATTTGACAATATAGTTATAAAACCATATCAATTAGAAATAATAGACGCTATTAATGAAATATTAGCTGTTAATAATATATCTTTAAAACTTTACTTTAAAACAATACAACCTTTAGAATTTGTTGATGTTTCTGGAATGAATGCAGAAACAATAGAAGAAGAAACTGGAGTTAAAATGTGTTCACATAATTTAGCAAGTGATTCTATTGCTGATTTGTTAATTGAAAAAGGAGAAGAATTAAGCGATGAATGGTTTTTAATTGACGAAACAGAAGTTGATTATGATACTGAAGAAGAATTAGATTCTGAAATAAATACTTTAAATAATAAAAAGAAAAGCGCATTATCTAAAATGTGGAAATTTATAACTTCTACAGGTACTGCAAAACCTAATATTAAAAGTCCTGAACAAGATGCTGTTATAGATGGCGTTCAATTTATTACAAGATATAAATATAGCGGGGATTTAAGCGGGGAACGTGAATTTTGCAGTAAAATGTTACGTGCAGATAAAATATATCGTAAAGAAGATATTGTTGCAATGGAAACACAAGTAGTAAATTCAGGTTTTGGAAAAGGTGGTTCTGATTCTTATGATGTCTGGTTATACAAAGGCGGAGCAAGATGTAACCATAAATGGTTGCGTAGAACTTATGCTAATTTTGATGGTGTTAAAATAGACCCTACAAATCCAAACGCTAAAGCTATTAGTGCTGCAACTGCTGAAAAATATGGTTATAGAATCAGAAACGATAAAGAAGTTTCAATGAAACCAAGCGATATGCCTACAAAAGGTTATACACAAAAATATTGGGATAAAATGGGATATACAAATTAATAAAAATGGCAAAAGCACTCTTTATAACAACAAACGATTTAGTTAAATATACTATTTTAAATGGTAACGTTGACCCTGATACATATACACAATATATATTTCAAGCTCAACAAGTACATATCCAAAATTATTTAGGTACTAAATTATATAATAAGATTAACGATGGAATTGTAGCTGGTAATTTAGCAAGTCCATATACAACGCTTTTAAGCGACTATATTAAAATGATGGTAGTACATTGGACTATGGTAGAGTTTTTACCTTACGCATCTATTAAAATAAGCGAGAAAGGTGTATTTAAACATAGTTCAGAGAATAGTACTGCGGTTGATAAAACTGAAATAGATTTTTTAATTGAAAAGTCACGTGATACGGCACAAAGTTATACAAATCGTTTTATTGATTATATGACTTTCAATCAAGTTTTATTTCCTGAATATAATTTGAATTCTAATGCAGATGTATACCCAGATAAAGACGCAAATTTTTCAGGATGGGTACTATAAAAGAAACGTATAAACCAAAAGAAACTAATGTTAAAAAATTAGAAATCTTTTTAAATAAATTAGAAAAGAAAAATGGCGAATAATATAGACTGGGGTCAAGGAGCAAACAATAATACAATAGGATGGGGTCAAGGTGCGTTTAATAATAATATATCTTGGGGTAAATCACATTACACAAGCAATAGTGGAGAAACAGATATTGTAGGAAACGAAGGTGGGATAGTAACTAATTTTAAAGATAGAATATTATTAGATACAGGTATATTTGAAGCACAATCTTGCTTACTAACTATATTAGAAAATTTAGATGTTAATATTGTTATTCCTGATACACCTCCTGCTCCAACAGTTTATTCATTTAGTGTTTCCGAATGTTGTGGTAGTTGTGAAGCAACAGTATATTCATCTTCTCCTTCAATAATAGTTGGAACTGCTTTATATACTAACATAGGGTTAACTACAGTATTTACAAGTGGCTGCCCTACAATAAGAGTAGGCGTATGTCTACCTATTGAAGAGGGAAGTTTTGCTGATGATGGGTTTACATTAAACGGTTCAGGTGTAGTTACGTCTATAAATCAATTTGTAAACTGTCAATAATTAATTAAAATAAAATAATATATAATGAGTTTATTAGATAAAGCATCGTTAATAGTAACGCCAAACGCATATAAAGCAAGTAAGTTATATTCAGTTGTTCCTAATACCACATTAGGAGATATGAATGTAGTTCGCGCTACAACAGCAACAAGGGTAAATAGTTTAGGATTGATTGAAAGTTTAGCAATTAATGTTCCCCGTATTGATTACACAAACGGAAGTTGTCCGAGTTTATTGGTTGAATCACAAAGAACTAATTTATTAACTCAAAGCAATAATTTTTCAGATGTTGGATGGGAAAAAACTTTTGTTACTGCAACTTTATCTTCAACTGATTTTTTAAATGGAGAAAAATCTTATTTAGTATCTGAAACAGCTCTTGCTGGAAATCATAATATAGCAAAAATAACAAATGTAAGCGTTGGTGTTACAAACACTTATTCTATTTATTTTAAAAAAGGTACAGGAAGCTCTGCTCCCAATATTGTTAGATTAAGAGGTTTTTGGGGTGATGCTCTTGTTAATTTTAATATATTAACAGGGACTAAATTATTTCAAAGTGCTTCTGTAATATCTGCATCAATAACTCCAGCTTCAAATGGATGGTTTAGATGTACTATGACTTATTCAGGGTTAAGTAATAGTAATAATTATTTTATTGTTCAATTTGTAAACAATACAGATTCAACGGCAGTTAATTTATCATATGTTGGAAATGTAAATGCTAATGTTTTTGTTGCTGGAGGACAAAATGAAGTTGGCTTAAATGCTACTTCATACATCCCAACAGTTGCATCTACAGTAACTCGTAACGCTGATGTTATTTCTAAAACAGGAATAAGTACTTTAATAGGGCAAACAGAAGGAACTATATATGCAGAAATAAAAGTAAATAAACTTATTGGAACTTCATCAAGATACATATTACACATATCTGATGGAACTGTAAACAATCGTATTTATATGGCTTTTTCAGGCGCAAGCTCAAACGTAATAAGAGCTAGAATTTTTAATAGTGGTACCTTACAATGTAGTATAAATAGTTCTACTATCACAACAACAGGAACTTATAAATTAGCTTTAGCATATAAAAATAATGATATTGTATTTTATATAAATGGAGTTCAAATAGGAACTGATGTAGTAGCTACAATTCCAACCTGTAGCAAAGTAGATATAGGGCATAATTACGCGAGTGTTTCACAATTAAATGATGGTATTGCAAATGCAAATATTTTTAAAACAAGACTTTCAAATACTGAACTTGTAAAATTAACAACACTATAAAATGATATATAAATTAAATTATTTAGACAAAGAAACCGCAATAGCTGATTTACTAGCAAAAGGAGTTTACAATGAAAATTTATCTTACGGACAAGGTATTCAAGCTATTGTAGAAATTGGTAAAATTGTTCTAGAAAATGGAACATACGATGCAGACTTTAACGAATTAACTGCTCCTGTTTTTGCTGATGGTTACGCTTTTGATATTATGTCAGATATTGAAATAGTTTTTGCAAGTGAAATATTTCCTGTAACTCCAAGACATAATTTTGCTGGATGTGAACCAATTAATAATAATTAAATAAATTAAAATGAGTTTAAATTTTTCACATATACAAGGAGATACATTTGAAGCAGTTAATTTCGCTGTTATTAAAAATGCAGTAGTATTAAATTTAACTGGCGCTGTAATTAAAATGCAATTAAAAAAAGAATGTGGTGGAGTTCCTATTTTATCATTTACTACAGTTGCAAGTGCTGGTTTAACAATTACAAACGCTGCTGGAGGATTGTTTAAAATAAACAAACAAATAATTAATATTCCTGAATATAATTATGTGTACGATATTGAAATAACATTTTCAGATGGAAGTGTTAAAACTTGGGTAGAAGGTAATTTTGTAATTAAATGTGATATAACAAGATAAGATGGCAAACGATATAATTAATATAAATGTTACCGAAACTATTGAAACAGTTGCAATAACAGTACAACCTAATTTAACTACTATTAATGTAAATCAAAATATTCCTCCTGTCACTTCTGTTAATGGACAAACTGGAAATGTAGTTATTGCTATTCCTGAAATTTATTCTTATGGATTATATGCTCAAACTGCTTTAAGTAATATTGTAACTTTTGCAAGTGGCGAAGCTTCAATTGTTGGTGCTGGTGTTGGAACGTTAAGTGTTCCTGAAGATACATTTAAAGTTGGAGATTCTTTTGCTGTTAGAATGTGTGGAGAATTAACTTGCGCAAACAATGAAGAATTACATATACATATTAAATCAAATGGAGTTAAAATAATTGATGGTTTAATATATACATTATCAACTGCAAATAATAAAGGGTGGGAATTAACATTAGATTTTACTATTACAAAAATAGGTGGCGCTGGTACTGCTGAAATATTTTCTAATTGTTTATTTACATATAATAAAAACGCAAACAATAATATTGATGGAATTCATTTAAGACAAATAGAAAAAACAAATTTTAATACAACTATTCAAAATAATTTAACTATAGCAGCTCAATGGATTGGCAGTAGTGGAGTTAATAGAATACAATCACAAAACTTTACACTAACAAAAGTTTATTAAAATGAGTAAAGAACAATTTGATATAATATTAAATAAATGGATTTCACGCAAGTTATTAGTTTTCATAATAGCTTGTATTGGTTTATTTAACCAAACATTAACGAGCGCTGATTGGGTTGTTATTGCAACTGCTTATATAGGAATACAAGGATTTACAGAAATAGTTACCCAATTAAAAAAATGAAAAATTATATTTTAGATTTAAAGAGTTCCTTTTTAACAGGAGGGTATTTAGTTTTTACTTTCACAAATGTAGATACAGCTATGAAAGTTTTTGCTTTTATTATTGCTACAGGATATACTGCTCGTAGATGGTATTTAATGGAAAAGACCAATAAAAATGAAACTGAACAATAGCGGTTATTTACTTATAACAGAATTTGAAGGATTTAGTTCAAAACCATATTTGTGTTCCGCAAAGATTGCTACAATAGGATTCGGAAATACTTACTATTCCGATAATAAACGCGTAACAATGTTGGACAAAGAAATAAGTAAAGTTCAAGCTTTTGAAATGTTTAAACATATTGCAGATAAATTTGCTAGTACAGTTTCTAAATTAGTTACAAGTCCTTTAAATCAAAATCAATTTAACGCATTAGTTTCAATAGCTTATAATATTGGAACAGGTAATTTTGCAAGTTCTACATTATTAAAAAAAGTAAATAAAAATCACAATGATATTTCTATTGAATTAGAATTTAAAAAGTGGAATAAAGTAAATAAAAAAGAAGTAGCAGGTTTAACTAAAAGAAGATTATATGAAAGCAAAGTTTATTTTTCTTAATATCATATGTGGTGCACTTTTATTATCTTGCGCATCTCGTAAAGTAAATACACAAATATCAGAAGTTAAAAAAGATAGTTTAGTAGTAACGCTTGTAGATACTAAAATAGAAACTAAAAAAGACACTGATTCAGAAACTAATATAAACACATTTATAGATAGTGATGAAATTATAATAAAACCTTTAGATAGTTTAAAAGAAATTATTGTAGATGGTAAACATTATAAAAACGTTGTTTTAACGATTAAAAAAACTAAAACTAATAGTTTATATAACAATAAAGAAAAAGTGTCAGAAAACGCTTTAAAACAACAAAAGAAATCAATTAATATACAAACCAAACAAGTTGAAAATAAGAAATCAAAAGTTATAGATAAAAAAGCAAATTATTTTATTTATTTATGGTTTTTATTAGGTTTAATTATTCTTTATTTAATATATAAATATAAAAGGTTTTTTTTAATTTAAGTTATATTTAAAAGAAAGAAAAGAAAAACAAAAGAAGCGTAAGAAAATAAAAAGAAAATAAAGAAAAAGCCCATAGAAAAAGTTATTTTCAAATTACCTGTTCCAAATAGCTTCCTTCTTTATTAGGTTCTATAAGTCTACAACGCATTGGAAGTACAAATGTATAATAATAATTCTAATTCTTAAAATTTGTTATTAACACAAAAGTTAATAAGTGATATTTATATTTGACAAATGAAAAAACCAACACGCAAGTCATTAGTAATAAAATTAGATACTATCTTTAGTCAATATATAAGACAAAAAGATGCTGTTAATGAAATAGCTACTTGCGTTACTTGTGGAAAAAAAGACCATTGGAAGAAATTACAAAACGGGCATTTTATGTCACGTTCACATTATTCAACAAGATGGGACGAAAACAACGTTGGAGTTCAATGTTATGGATGCAATATATCTCGGTCAGGAGAACAATTCAAATTTAGTCAATATCTTGGTAATAACTTATCTGAAGAATTACAAATTAAATCAAAACAAATAGTTAAATTTGCTGATATAGATTTAATAGACTTAATTAACTACTATACCGAAAAGGTAAATAATATATAAAATTCTGTTTCTTTGTTTCATTGTTGAAAATTGGGTGTCTATTTTAGATACCCTTTTTTTTGCTATAAGTTAAAGTTTTGTTAAAAAAAATTAAAATAGTTTTATATTAAAAAACAAGTTATATATTTGTCAAACAATTAATAATTAAAACATTTAAAAATGAAACAGAATTTAAAAGACTTCGCATCAGCATTACTATTCGTATTTACGTTTGGAATGATTTATTTAACATTAACATCTTTATTATAATGAAAGACTTATTAGATTACAACAGATTTAGAATGGAAGTTATGCAAAAACATATTTGCGAACTTGAAGGAAAACTAACAAAGCTACAAAGTTTTTGTTTTGAAGTACTGGATGAAGATTGTCCAAAAGAATACAAAACATTAGTAAAAAAAGAAATTTATAATTTAACACAAAACTAAAATGGAACAAACATTAAACCAAAAACTGTCTTTAATTCAAAAAGAATTTAAAGCAAACAAATCAAAATTTAACTCATTCGGTAAATATAACTTTAGAAGTGCTGAAGATATATTAGAAGCATTAAAACCTTATAATGAAAAATACCAAGTAAGTTTTATAATTACAGAAAGGATAGTTTCAAGCTTTGATAGTAATAGTAATTTTCCGCCAATGTTAAAATCAATAGCAACTATTTTAGATAACAATGGAGTTAATAAAATATCAGCTACAGCTATTGTTGGAATTGACTTAAATCAAAAAGGTATGCAAGTACCACAACAATTTGGTTCTGCATCTTCTTATGGAAAAAAATACGCATTAGGTAACTTATTACTTATTGATGACACACAAGATTCAGACGCATCTAATAAACACGAAAAAACAGCAATAGGATTTCCTAAATTAGAAGAATTAAAATGGTTAAATAAAAATACACCTGAATTTAAAAAAGCTATTGAATATTTAAAAAATGGTGGTAGTATTGCAACTATTGAAAGTAAGTATAAAATGACTAAAGAAACAAAAGAAGAATTAACTAAATAAAGCTGAATAGCCGACAACAGTAAAATAAGGTAGGCAATAAATAAAAACAAATAATATGAGTGCATTAATTAATTTTAGTTTAAGAATTGACAAATTACCAAAAGAAAAATTTGTTATCGGAAAAGATGGAGCAGTTTACTACAATGGAACTATTTCTATTAATGATGAAACAAATCAGTTTGGACAAAATGTTTCAATTACAGATTCTCAAACACAAGAAGAAAGAGAAGCAAAGAAACCTAAAACTTATTTAGGAAATGGAAAAGTAGTATGGAGTGATGGTAAAATTACAAACGCTACAAAACAAGAATCAAAAGCAGTTGAATTAGAAACTGCTGATTTACCATTTTAAATTAATCAGGGAGTGTAACAGCTCCCTTTTTTAAACAAAACAAATGACAATAGACAAAGACGAACATAGACTTATAATGCAAGTTTTGATAGAAGAAGCTACTATCAATCCTTTAGAAAAAATAGATTACCCAACACCAGCTATTTCATTTGGAACAAAAGCATACGAAACAAAAGATGGGTTATTAGAATATCCTATTCCAATAGGAACATACGGAAATTTTAGTTTTGTACAAGCACCACCGAAATCAAAGAAAACATTTTTTATTAGTTTACTTTCTGCAGTTTATTTAAACGGACAATTAAATGGAATAAGCGGAGATTTAAAAGGTAATAGAGACAACAAACATTTAGTACATTTTGATACAGAACAAGGTAACTTTCACGCACAAATGGTTTTTAAACGACCAATTGAAATGACTGGAACTATTACTGATAAATATCATACATTAGCTTTAAGACAATATTCTGCAAAAGATAGAGTTGATTTAATAGAATTCTATTTATACGATACATTAGACAAAAAAGATATTGGATTGGTAATTATTGATGGTATTGCAGATTTATGTAGCGATGTAAATAATATAGAAGAATCAAATTTAGTTGTTCAAAAGTTAATGAAATGGACAAAAGAATTAAATTGCCATATAATAACAGTAATCCATTCTAATTTTGGAACTGATAAACCCACAGGGCATTTAGGTTCAGCATTAGAAAAGAAAGCAGAAACACAAATTCAATTAGAATTAAACACAGTAAACAAAGATTTAGTAACCGTAAGTTGTAAACGTTCCAGAAACGCAGGGTTTGAAAACTTTAGTTTTAAAGTAAACAAATCAGGATTACCACAAGTTGAAGGAGATTTTTACGATGTAATGAAAGGAGTATTTTAATGGAAACAACAATTAAGAATCACGTAGAAGAATTACAGCTATCAGCTGAAAGAATGTTATTATTGCATTCAGATAACAAAGTGTTAATAAGTTATTTCAAAGACTTAAAACAAAAGTTAGTATATTTGAAACAATTAAGTATGATAGAAACAAAGTTTCAATGGAATGAATTAGAAAACATAATTAATTTATTGCAAAAACAAGATTCTCAAATAACTAATATACATATTGATTTAGAAGTTAAAGAAAGTAAAGATAAAAATAACGCTTATTTAAAAATAAAACTATGATACTAATTTCATTTATACTGTTTACTATTTATTTCTTAATGCAATTAATGGTAAAATACGACGGCGATGTAATAATAGCACCAATAAAAGGCTTAATGTTTGGTGCATTATACAATGACGATATTGATAATAGAGAAACAGAACACACTATTCAAATAGTGCTTTTCGTAATATCAATAACATTTATATGGATAACAACAAATGGCTCGAAAAAGTAGCCGTACATCACAAAGAATGGGTTAAGATTATAAATGGATTTGGAGAATTTGATTATGCTGAAGATATAGTCCAAGAAAGTTATATAGCTTTATGGAAATATGCAGATGCTGATAAAATTTTAGATTCAGAAGGAAATGTTAGAAAAGGATATGTTTATTTTACTTTACGAAGTTTATATTTTCAGTATTATAATAAGAAAATGAAAATAACTAAAGTACCTTTTGATGGCTGTTGGGAATTATTTGATGATTCAAACATTGAAGAACACAAAGCGTATAATAATATATGTTTAATGATTGATAAAGAAATAGATAATTGGCACTGGTATGATAAAAAGCTGTTTAAACTTTATAGAGATACAGATATGTCAATGCGAGATATAGCAAAAGAAACAAACATTAGTTTAATATCTATATTTCATTCAATTAAAAACTATAAAGAAATACTTAAAAACAAATTTCAAAAAGATTACAACGATTATAATATTAACGATTACAATAACACTTACTAATTAAAATTATGGCTAAAAAAAATGCACAAGGTTTGGGAGACACTATTGAACAAATCACAGAAGTAACTGGAATCAAAAAAGTAGTAGAATTATTTTCATCCGTAACAGGTTTAGATTGCGGTTGCGATGAACGAAAAGCAAAGTTAAATAAATTATTTCCTTATAACGGAAACATTAATTGTTTGACTGAAAAAGATTATAACGCTTTAACGGAATTAATTTCACCAAACAAAATTGAATTAACACCTGAGGAGCAAAATTTAATTTCTGAAATTTACCTTAATGTATTCAATTATCGTTTACAGTTATCTTCCTGCGGTTCTTGTTGGGCAGGTAAAATACAAGAATTAAGAAAAGTATACAACGAATACAAAATTAATGATTAATTGGAAAGAAGTTGATTTATTTAATTGGCTAAAAGAAAATATATATCCTGATTTAGTCAAAGCAAAGAATCAAATGTCAAGGTGGGATTGTTATAGTCCCACCACTGGGCATAGATTGGAACTAAAATGTAGAAAAGCACATTACCCTACATTACTATTAGAAAAGAAGAAATACGATGCAATGAAACAAGAATGCGAAAAGCATTTAGATACACCAATGTATTTTAATTCAACTCCAAAAGGAATTTATAGTTTTAATCTAAATCTAATTATCCCAGAATGGGAAATAAATAATAAAAACCCAGCAACAACACAATTTTATAATACACAAAGAATAGAAAAAGAAGTAGCATATTTAGAAATAACAAAAGCAAAACAATGGAAAACAATATAATACAATTAGAATATTTAAAATCAGTTCTATTAAGTCAATTACTTTTAGAATCAAACGAAAGTTTATTTTTTACAAAACAATACAAGCAACAAATTAAACATAAAATAAATAGTTTAAATAAAGACTTGGAAGAAATTGTACGAGATGAATACAAAATCATTTACGATACAGATGCAGAAACAACTACTAATATATTAAGAAGCATAGAAGCAATAGTTAAAAAGCTACAAACAAGTTCAATAGACGAGTTAGTATTTATAAATGCAGTTATCGACAAATATAAAGAAAATAAAGAATGGTTTACTGAAAATTGTTCTACTGATTTTTTAAAATTAGGTTAATATGAAAATATGTATTAAATGTAAAATAGAAAAAGAAGATATTAATTTTCATAAAGATATACGTATGAAAAATGGATTAAGGTCAGATTGTAAAGATTGTGTAAAAATATATTGTATAAAAAATAAAGAAATAAGAAAAAAAAATAATATAAAATTTCGTGAAATAAATAAAGACTATATAATTAAATATAGAAAAGAACATTATCAAATAAATAAAGAACGTATATTAAAACAAACAAAATTATATACTAATAATAAATTAAAAACTGATTCATTATTTAAATTAAGTGTTTATATAAGAAATTTAATTGGATATTCTATTAGAAAAAAAGAATATACTAAAAATTTAAAATCACATAAAATATTAGGATGTTCAATAGAAGAATTTAAAGAACATTTAGAAAAACAATTTACTGAAGGTATGAATTGGGAAAATGCAGGAAAATGGCATCTTGACCATATTTATCCAGTTTCATTAGCAACTGACGAAAAACATTTAATACAACTTAATCACTACACTAATTTTCAACCACTTTGGGCTATAGATAATATAAGAAAAAGTAATAAAATTTAAAATGGCTAAAAAACAAATCATTCAATATAAACCTACGGATGAAGAATTTAAAGCAATGAAAATTTGTTTGGATAATGATTTAGCATATTATATAGAAAGAAATAAAGATTCAAGTTATTATGTAATTAAATACAGACCTTCTAATTATAAGTTAATAAACTATTTAGCTATTGATACAAAGTTAGAAGCAACACCAAGTAATAGACAAACGTTTAACGAATATGAAGGAATGAAGAAAGTAATGGATTTATATAAACAACACTCAAAAAGATTTTAATGAAAGACACAATAGTAGAAGCAGTAGTAAACAAATTTAAACAACGTTCTGAAGTAGGAATAAAGAAATATGGAGTTACATTAGACAGAGAAGATTTAACTACATTACAATGGATAGAACACGCAATAGAAGAAGCAATGGATTTAACATTGTATTTAGAAAAACTTAAAAGAAAAATATATTTAATAGAAAATGGCAAAGACTAGATTTAAACCGCTAACAAGAATAAACAGAGTACTTGAATTTTATCACTCAAGAGGAATAAATTCAGAAAGAGTTAATAAAGTTTATCGTAATATTATTAAGCTACCTAAACAGTAGCTTTTTTTATTTTGTTAATATTATGTTAATTTTTATTAAAAAGTTTTTTAGTATTAATAACTTGTTTATATTTGTATAAAAATAAAAAACAAACACTATGAACAAAACAGAAATTTTAACTAAATTAGAAAGTGTTATTTGGTTAATGAATGAAATCGAAAACACTTATGTTAGAAATGAACTCCAATTAATTGCAGATGCTTTAGTAAAAGATTGGAATGAATCAGATGATTATTATGAACAAATAAAACAAACGTTAAATGGATAATGAAATAAAAGAAAGAGCATACATCAAAGTAAGATGTAAAATAAATGCTTTAAACAGAGAAGAACAAGATTATGTTTATCAAATAACAACTGGTAAAACAGATTTAGAAGAAGATATTTTATATAGAATGTTAGATTCAACCACAAGAGAATTAAAAGTTTGGGAGTATATATTAACTTTAATAAATAACGGATGATTTTATTATTTGATGCTGATAGTTTAATATTTGCTAGTTGTTATAAAAGAAAAGAACACGAAAACGACGAGCAATTTTATACTGATATTAATTTATCAATACATAAATTTGATGAAGGTTTTATGAAAATTATTAATGATTTAGAAGAAACATACGAAATTGAAAAAGTATTAGTTTTTTCTGGTTCAAAAGGTAATTTTAGGAAATATTTATCTCCTAAATATAAAGCAAATAGAATAGGTGGGATATTACCACCATTATTAAATGATATGCACAAATTCGTGAAAGAAAGTTATGATTCAATAGTTGGGTATGGAGTTGAAACGGATGATATGGTGGCAAGATATTGGTATAATTTATCTAAAGAACACGGAAGAAACAATGTTATGATAATTTCAATAGATAAAGACTATAAACAATTTCCTTGTTTGATGTATAACTATCATTTTAAACATAGATGTGTTTATGATATATCAAAAGAACAAGCAATGTATAATTTCTATGAGCAAATGATTATTGGAGATACAGCGGATAATGTTCAATACTGTAAAGGTTACGGAAAGAAATATGCAGAAAAATTATTTGTAGGATGTGATTCACATTATAAATATACTAAAAGAGTTTATGAATTATTTAAGAATATACATAAAGGAAAAGCAAAGCAGCGCTATATTGAATGTTATAATTTATTAAAATTAAGAACTAATTAAAAGTTAAAAAAATGTTAATTAATTTTATTTATTAGAATATATAATTAATTTTACAAAACAATTTAAAATCAAAAAAAACTATGAAACAAATAAATTTATTCGGAAATGAATTTAAACAAGATGAAAATGAAAAAAAATATTCATCAAAAATTGAAGCACCTATTTATGAACCTAAAAATATAAAACCACATATTTTAGAATTAGTAAATAAAGAAAAAACTCATAGATTGATGCGTGAAATTGATAATTCAAATTTACCTATTGAAGAAAAAACTTTTTTAATAGATGCAGCAAGAAGGCATAATGTATTTAATTATGAAAAAATAGCTGATTATTATGCAAATTCAAATAAAGAAATGCAAAACTTAATGGAAAAATCAGCACTTGTAATAATAGATTTTGAAAAAGCAATTCAATTAGGTTATGTTAGATTATGTGATGAAATAAGAACACAATATTTAGAAGAATATGGAGAATAAAGATTTTGCTGTGTTTATATTAACACACGGAAGACCTGATAATGTTAAAACATTAAGGCTAATAAATGCTAGAGGATATACTGGAAAGGTTTATTTTGTTGTAGATAATGAAGATAAAACTCTTGATAGGTATATTAAAAACTTTGGTATTGATAATGTTAAAGTGTTTGATAAAAAATCAATGGCTGATAAAATTGATGAGGGAAATAATTTTGATAATAGAAAAGTAATTATACACGCAAGAAATTATTGCTTTGAATTAGCAAAAGAATTAGGTATAACTTACTTTATTCAATTTGATGATGATTACTATTCTCTTGGTTATAGATACATTGAAGGAGAGAGAAAAATAAATAATCTTAATAAGGTTTTTGATATAATGCTTAAATATTATAAAAGCTGTAATATTCTATCTATTTGCTTTTCTCAAGGTGGAGACCATATTGGTGGATTTAGTGGTATAAAATTAAAGAGAAAAGCTATGAATAGTTTTTTATGCTCAACCGAGAGACCTTTTCAATTTATTGGAAGTATAAATGAAGATGTAAACACATATACAACACTTGGTAGTAGAGGTGAATTATTTTTTACATTTACAAATATAAACCTATCTCAAGGAGATACTCAAAGTAATAAAGGAGGAATGTCAGATGAATATGCTTTAAGTGGAACTTATGTAAAGTCTTTTCATAGTGTTATGATGCAACCAAGTTCGGTTAAAGTATCTATGATGAACTCAAAGAATACAAGGCTACATCATTCAATTAAATGGATTAATACTACGCCTATGATATTAAATGATAAATATAAAAAATAATGGAACATTGTAATGACTTTAGATATGATTTAAAAACAGGACAAATAGGAGAACAACTATTAGAAAATATATTAAATTTTAAAACAATAGAAGTTAAACGTGATAGTTGGATATATAAAAGTGGTAATATAGCAATAGAATATGAGAGTAGAGATAAACCATCAGGAATATCAAAAACAGAAGCAGAATATTGGGCAATTATATTTTCTGGAGGTTACAAAGATGAAATAATAATTATAATAAAAACAAATAGATTAAAAGATATTTGTAGAAAATATTATAAATTAGGAAATATAAAATTAATGGGAGATAATAATACTTCAAAAGCTATTTTAATACCAACAAAAGAATTTTTACTATATGAACGATAAAGCAATAGACCATTATAATCTAACTTTATATGAAATAGAACAAGGAACAACTTTAAAACAAGTAAGAAATATACTAAAACACTATGAAGATTTAGAATTATATGAAGAATGTCAAGGAATACATTTAGCATTAGAAATAATAAGTTTTAATGTACTAACAGATTTAATTAAAAACAAACAAAAAATAAAAATAAAATGGAAATAACAGAAAGATTAAAAGAAATAATACAAACAGAAACAGATACAAACATAAACGTAAGAACACGTAAAAGAGAAACAGTAGAAGCAAGAAGTTTATACTGTTCAATACTAAAACAATTATATCCAAATAAAACCTTTCAAGGAATAGGAGATACATTAGAACTTAATCACGCAACTATTATACACGCATTAAGAATGTATAACATATACGAGAAATCAAATCCTGAGTTAAAGCATTTAAGAAACAAAATATTAAGTAACTTTATAGAAGTAGAACAATCAAATAATACAGAAGAACAAAATGAATTGTACAACTTAAGATTTAATAACGTATCTTTGACAAAACAAATAAAAGAATTAGAACAAAAACCAAAATATGAAAACAAAACAATAAACAAATTAAATAGCTTAATGGAACAATATGAAGGAATGAAACAACAACAAATAATAATAGATAGACTAGAGGCTTTTTATAAAATGAATACTAACATAAAACTATAAAGATGGCAGATATATCTAAATGTAATGATAAACTATGTCCTTCAAAAGATTTTTGTTATAGATTCACGGCACCTGCTTCAGAATACTGGCAATCATACGGTTCTTTTAATCGCGAAGAAGATGCTTTTAATTGTGATATGTTTTGGAATAATGGGGCTTGTAAATATTGCCACCAAAAAGATGGAGTACATAAAATGAGTTGTCCAACAATGAAAACACAAATAAACTTATGACACACAAAGAAAGAGCAATAATACTATTCAATAAATATTCAAAAGAATATAATAGATTCACTGTAGCAGGATATATAAAACAAGAAGTAGAAGGATGGAAAGAAATATCTATTGAACTTGGTAAACTATATAAACAATAACATTATGAAATATGTATTAATATTATTATCGTACGAATTTATAAGACCTAAATTAATTTGGTTTTGGTATTACTTAATTAGTAAGTCTGATAAACAATAAACAAAAATGTTTATTTTTAAATTGAATAATCAAATTATTTCAAGATGGAAAACAAAACTAATTACGGAGGCAAAAGAGAAAATGCAGGTCGTAAATCAAAAGCAGAAGAAGTTCAATTAATAGAAAAGTTATCTGTATTAGAACCTTTAGCATTTATGGCATTAGAAAAAGGATTAGAGAATGGAGACTTTAAATTCACACAACTATTCTATAATTACTATGCAGGTAAACCAAGAGAAACAAAAGACATAACAGTAACTAATGAGCAACCTATATTTAATATAGATGATTTAGATATCATTTAAGACGTTATCTTATGGAGTTTATATTAACTACTGCAATCAAGAAGTTATTACGTTTAAAGCAACGTATTAAGGTCGTACGAGGTGGTACATCAGCTGGTAAAACATTTGGAATACTTCCTTTGCTTATTGACAAAGCAATTAAAGAACCTTATTTAGAAATTAGTGTTGTATCAGAATCAATACCACATTTACGTAGAGGTGCTTTAAAAGACTTCTTAAAGATTATAATGGCACTTGGTAGATATACAGATGCTAACTTTAATAAAAGCACTTTAAAATACACGTTTGCAAATGGTAGTTATATTGAATTCTTTTCTGTAGACCAACCTGATAAATTACGTGGTGCAAGAAGGAATATCTTATATGTAAACGAATGTAACAATATAGACTTTGATTCATATTATCAAATGGCTATTAGAACTTCAGGAGATATATGGTTAGATTATAATCCAGCATCTACTTTCTGGGTTGATAGAGAAATACTAACACAAGATAATGTAGACTTTATTACATTAACGTATTTAGATAATGAAGCTTTATCAGATACTATTGTAAAAGAAATAGAATCAGCAAAGGTTAAAGCATTAACATCTACATATTGGGCGAATTGGTGGCAAGTATATGGACTTGGACAAACAGGTTCATTAGAAGGAGTTTGTATAACTGATTGGAATGAAATAGATATGCCAACAGATGCTAGAATACTTTGTTATGGAATGGACTTTGGATATAGTAACGACCCTACATCTTTAGTAGCAATGTATAAATATAACGATGCTTATATATTTGATGAATTGATTTACAAGAAAGGTTTATTGAATAGCGAAATATCTAATCTATTAAAAGCAAACGATGTAAACGATATAGTATATGCCGATAGTGCTGAACCAAAATCAATAGCAGAACTAAATACATACGGACACAATATACTTCCAGTATCAAAAGGTAAAGATTCAATTATATATGGTATTAATTTAATGAATCAAAATAAGATATACGTTACGTCAAGAAGCAAGAACTTAATTAATGAATTAAGAAACTATATATGGTTAACAGATAAAACGGGAGTTAAAATGAATAAACCAATAGATGCATATAACCACGCAATAGACGCTATGAGGTACGCTATAATGAGCCAATTAGAGAACCCTAATAAAGGTAATTACTTTATCTATTAATTGTATATTTGTAAAAAAAACATTATGTCAAGAACAATAAAAAAAGATAGATATAATAAAAAATCAAAATGGAATAAAGAATTAGCGTTTAAATGTAGATGTGAATATTGTTTAAATACAAAATATAAACTAAGAAAACAAAATTAATTATGACATACGGACAAATAATAGCTACAATACAATGTTACATACATCATATAAAAAATGTAGAAGTAATGATTAATCTACCAAGAAATGTAGGCGAAATTAAAAAGATGCAGCAAATGTATTTAATAGCTTCTGCTTATTTGAATAGTTAAATATTTGTTAATTGTATTTTATTTAAAATATAAGTATTATATTTGTATAACATTTAAAACAAAAACATTATGACAGAAGAAGAATTAAAAAGTGAAGCATATAAAGCGTGGTTACATTATGAAGAACCATATCTTTATGAATCAGCATTTAAAGATGGTTTTATAAAAGGATATGAATTATATTTAAAATCAATAGAAGTTAAAGAATAATATTATTTTGGTTAATAGTCGAAATTAGGTAGTCAGAGATGGCTACCTTTTTTTGTTTAATACAATTATGACTTTATTTTATTATTAATAAAAAATTTGTATGAAGTTAGAAATTAACATACCAACTGAATTAAACGAAATTAAGTTATCACAATATCAAAAGTTTTTATCTATTGCTAAAAATAATCCTGAAGGAGAATTCTTGCAACAAAAGATGGTTCAATTATTTTGTAATATAGATTTAAAAGATGTTGCTACAATTAAGTATTCTGAAGTTAACGATATAACTAATAGACTTGGTGCAATGTTTTCTAAAGAACATAAGTTAGTTCAAACGTTTAAACTTGGTGGAGTTGAATTTGGATTCATTCCTAATTTAGAAGAAATATCATTTGGAGAATATACAGATTTAGATACATACATAGGAGATTGGGATAATATGCACAAAGCAATAGCTGTGTTATATAGACCAATCGACCAGAAGTTTAAACATACATATTCAATAGAAAAATATAATGGTTCAATAACATATTCCGATGTTATGAAACACGCTCCTTTAGATGCTGTTCTAGGTGCTACTATTTTTTTTTACAATTTAGGCAACGAATTGTTGAAAAGTACACTGACTTATTTGGAGAACAACAAGGAGATGCAGACTATTCTGCAACAGCGCAGTTCGGACAAAGATGGGGATGGTATAGTTCAATCTATGCTATTGCTCAAGGAGACATTACAAGGTTTGATAGAATCACCGAGTTACCGATTAACCAATGTTTAACATATCTAACATTTGAAAAGCAAAAGAATCAAATAGAATCAGACTTAATTAAAAAAAGATAATGAGTACATTTTACGAAATAACACAAGCAATTAAAAACAAACTACAAGAAGATTTGTTTGTCAATACAGTTACAACTGGAGATATATTTAAAGTTGATTTAAACAAACTAACTATATTTCCTTTAAGTCATATAATAGTTAATTCAGTATCGTATCAAGGTGCTGTATTGAATTATAATATATCTATATTGTGTATGGACATCGTAGATGAATCAAAAGAAAAGGTAACAGATATATTCTTGGGTAATGATAACGAACAAGACGTATTGAATACACAACTATCGGTAGCAAATAGATTCTTGGAAATATTAAGTAGAGGAGATTTAGCTGATGATTATGAATTGGTAAACAATAGTGCAAACATTGAATTCTTTACAGAACGATTTGAAAATAAAATAGCAGGAGTTACATTTACATTTGATATGTCTATTGAAAACAAAATGACAAAATGCTAACGGATAACATTAATACATATAAAAGTTTACAAGCATTCAGAGATTATGTAGTTTTAAAAGCTAAATACAATCTTGCTGCTAAAAATTCAAGTGGTGCTTTATCAAAAGAATTAGATAACTCTTATGTTAAAGTTACAAAGAATGGATTTGAAATGGCTTTTACTATGCCAGTATATGGAATGTTTCAAGATAAAGGAGTATCAGGAAAGAAAACTGTTTATGCTACTCCTTATTCATTTAAGAATAAAATGCCTCCAACAAAAGCATTAGATAAATGGGTTGTTAAAAAAGGAATTGCACCACGAGGAAAAGACGGAAAGTTTTTGTCAAGAGAAGGATTAAAGTTTGCTATTGCAAGAAATATATTTCTATACGGAATTAAACCAAGTTTATTTTTTACAAAACCTTTCAATGAAGGATACGAAAAATATATCAACCAAGAATTAGAAAAGTCTTTTGCTTTAGATGTTGAAGAATTATTAAAATATACATTAAAAGATATAAAATGAAATTAATATTTACAAGAAGTCCATATTTTATAAGTGTAAATGAAGCAGGGCAAACAGGAGCGAAAATAAAACTATATATTTGGAATGAAGGAACTGCTGTACCTACAACTCCAACTTATATATTATCAAAGAATATTCCAAGTGCAACACAAACAAATTTAAGCTTTAATATATCAAACTATGTTAGAGAATTTATAGATAATATTGCGCCATTAGTTCCTGAACCTATTGCAGTTGAAGAAAACAAAGCTTGGTGTTTCGTTAAAGTAGAACGTTTTAAAACAGTTTCTACAGTTGATACGTTATTAGATACAATTACATACACTAGCACAAATGGTTACACTAAATATTTAGACGGATATAACGAAAGTATTGAAAGTGCAATTATACCATTAACAAATGATTTACAAACAATTTACTACAATCGTGATGCTGGTAATATACCATATATAAATCTTTTATTTTTAAATCCTACAGGAGCAGAAGCAATAGATATTAGATGGATTCAATTAAACTCCAATACAGTTATTGATACAACAGGATATGGAGATGTTGGTAATTTTAATTATGCAATAGCACTAGCAAACGAGGGTGTTGCTTATGATAATGGAAATAGATTAAGAATTATAAATGATGTAACTTCTGGTATATTAGCAACTTATAAAGTAATTCCTTTATGTGAACCTAAATACACTTCTGTTTTTTGTTCGTTTATAAATGCAAAAGGTGGATGGCAGTTTTTAACGTTCTTTAAAGCGCAAACTAATAATATCAATGTAAAAGGTAGCACATATAAAATGATGCCTTCAGCGTTGAATTATAACATAGCACAAGGGCAAACAAAATCGTTTAATATTAATGGTGGACAAACTGTTAAATTAAATACTGGATGGGTTGATGAAAACTATTCTGATATTATTACACAATTACTTTTATCAGAAACTATTTTATTGGATGGTAAACCTGTAGAAATTAAAACACAATCTTCAAGTTTAAAAACATCTTTGCAAGATAAAATGATTAACTACGAAATGGAATTTGAATACGCTTTCAATTTAATTAACGATGTAATATAATGAATGTAGTTTCAATTTATATAACTGTAGATTCAATAGCTAAAAGGATTGAATTATTTAACGATGAAAAGATATCTGTTACTTCTGCTTTGTCTAATGCTAATGATGTTGGAAAAGTATTTACAGATTATTCACAAAGCTTTACGGTACCAGCTTCAGACCATAACAATTCTATATTTAAACATTGGTATGAAAGTGAAGTTGATGGTGGATTTTTACACGGACAACGTTACAATGGATATATAGAAATAAATACTGTATTATTTAAAGAAGGAAAATTTCAATTAGAAAAAGCCAACAAGAAAAACGGAAGGATTGAAAGTTATACTATTACTTTTTATGGTAATTTAACACAATTAAAAGACCTATTTAAAGACGATAAATTAAATACTTTAGATTATAGCGTCTTAAATCACGCTTATACATCAGCACAAGTAATAACACGAATAAATACTCCTGGTTCGTATTCTGTTATGTACCCTTTAATTGGAACTGAAAAGAAATTCTATTATAAATCAGGAAGTTCAACTGAAGATATTAGTTTAACAACTGGAGCAATAAAATGGAATGGTTTATTTCCTGCTATTAAATTAGTTGATATAATGAATTTTATACAAACTAAATACGGAATTACTTTTACAGGTAGTTTTTTAACTTTATTGCAATGGAAAAAATTGCGTTTATATTGCAAGAACGCGGAATTATTAAATGTTCCAACTGAACAACTTGGAATTAATTTCACAACTACTTCTGGAGCGGCATTTCCTGAAATGAATTTAGCTACGGACATTGTTACAACAAATAACGCGGCAATTCCTGGAAATTATAGTAATAGGTTTTTTTCTACACAATTAAAAATATTCCCAGCCGCTGGTTCAACAACAACAAAATATAGAATTTACGCATATAAAAACGGAATATTATTTAAAACATTTTCTGATTTAATAGGCACTGCAACATTAAGCATTGAAACATTAGTAGTTTACGCATCAAATAATGGCACAACATATTCTTTTAAAATAGATAGTGAAAACCCAATATCTTTTACATCTCAATTAAGTTATAATAGATTTGGTTTAGCTACTGGCGCAAATTTTGACAATACTTCTTATGCTGCTGGAATAACTCAAACAACTGTAGCAAATATTCAAATTGCAAATTATATTCCTGATATTAGTGTTGTAGATTTTTTTAGTGGATTAGTTAAGATGTTTAATTTAATGATTATACCAAACACTCCGACCTCATTTGAATTAGTACCTTTGGAGTTATATTATAATGCAGGAAATATAAATGATGTAACGCAGTATATTCGTTCAGAAGAAGCAGATATAGAAAGACCAAAACTTTTTAAATCAATTAGTTTTAAATATGAAAAATCTGCTAACATTTTAAATAACGCGTTTTATAGAACTTTCAATTTAGAATACGGAGATTTAGTTCTCGATAATGTGAATATGAATGAAACCTCAAATTACGAAATCAAATTACCATTTGAAAATGTTTTATTTGAGCGTTCACAAACAGCAGGAACTTTGTATCCATTTGAAACAGCAACTTTTATTGATAAAGATTTAAAACCATATACTCCAAAACCTGTATTTATTTATGAAAATGGTACGGAATTAGTTACTGGAACAGGAAATAATATTTGGATGACAACAGTGGCTGCAAATCAAGCTATTTCGAGTTATGTTAGATTCTCAAACGAATACACAACTGTTCCAACTGATTTAAACTATTTAATGAGTTCTAACTTTGGAGAATATCAATCGCCTTGGTATGGAACAAACGCAAGTAACGGACTTTATGCAAGACACTATGAAAATTACATAGCCAATATTTATAATAAAAAAACTAGAATCATAAAAGTTAAAGCAGTATTTCCTGATAAATTATTAGGTTCAAATACTACGAATGGATTTGGCACAAAGTTAGGTTTAAAATTAAATGATAGATTAATAATTCGTGATAAAAGATATATAATTAATTCATTTACAACTGATTTAACAACAGGTGAAACGGATTTAGAATTAATAAATGATTATCGTGGAGCAGATGCTGCATCAACAGTTGGTTATAAATTAAGTTCGTCTGACTCCATAAGAGTTGATAACACAACAAAAGAAATTGAATATACTATTTATAAAAATGAATATGATAAATTCAATATATTACCTCAAACATCAGGAGGATTTGTTAAATATGTTTCTGCTTCAAATTTAGTTGACGACACAGCCTTACAGGTAATTATAGACCCGAATACAAGCGGAGTACAAAGAACAGGCACAATTAATTTACAATATTTTAAAAACGGAACTTCAGTATTAACAACTTATTTATTTGTACTACAAGATGCTTAAACACATATTAGATATGTTAGCTTTAGATGCACATTACAATCAAAGCGAAACAATAGAAATTGCAAAAGGAAAATATCAATTAATAACTACTTGGAAACAAGCAATAAATAAAATAATAAGAGAATGGAAAATAAGGTAGTTAATTTAGAAGTCAAAAGTAATTTAGATACACTTGTAAAAAGCGTAGACAAATTAAATGATAGTTTTGATGATACTTCTAAAGAAATAAAAGGTATTCAACAATCTAGTAAATCAGCTGAAGCAGGAATTAAATCTATGTCAGATGGATTTAAAGGAATGGGATTAGCTATTAAAGCTGTTGGTATTGGATTAGTTATGGAAGCGTTTAATATGTTTAAGGATATATTAGGTAAGAATCAAAAAGTTGTTGATGCTTTTAATACCGCTATTGGTGCTTTATCTATTGCGTTCAATGATTTAATAGGATTTGTTTTCGATAAATTTCCAATTGTAACTAAATTTTTTAAAGATGTTTTTGAAAATCCAGGAGTATATGTAGAGAAATTAGGAACTTTAATTAAAGAAAATTTAATTGAAAGATTTAATTCGTTATTAGATACAGTTGGATATTTAGGTGGAGCATTAAAGAAACTATTTGAAGGAGACTTTTCGGGAGCATTAGAAGATGCTAAGAGTGCTGGAAAAGAAATGGTTGATGTTTATACTGGAGTTAATAATTCAGTCGATAGAGCAGGTAAATTCATAGGAGATGCAGCAAACGCTGTTGCTGATTATGCTTCTAAAACTATTTCAGCATCCGAAGCAAATATAAAGCTTCAAAATTCAGCGGCAATTGCAGCTGCACAACAAGCTAAACTAGTTGAACAATATGATAGACAGGCTGAAACGTTAAGGCAAACAAGAGATAATGATTTGCTTTCTATTAAAGAAAGAACAGAAGCTAATGATAAATTAAAAGTTGTATTAGAAAAGCAAGAAGCAGCTATGCTTAAAGCGGCTAATTTACAAAAAGATGCAGCAGCAGCAACATATAATCTTAATAAAACAACTGAAAACAGAGTTGCTTTAATAAATGCCGAAGCAAATGTAGAAGGAGTTTTAGCACAAATTAAAGGTTTAAAAAGCGAACAACTTGCAAATGAAAATTCATTAACAAAAGAATCTAATGATTTATTACAAAGTCAAATAGATACTAAAAATGAATTAAATATTAAATCAAAACAATTTGATGCGGACCAAGAATTATCTGAATTAAAAAAATTAGAAAAACAAAAACAAGTAATAGCATTACAACAAGAAATAGACCTTGCCGAATTAGAACGAAAAAGAAAATTATATAAAGATGGTACACAAGCAAGAGTAGATGCTGAAAATGAATTTTTAATTAAAAAGAAAGACACAGATAATGCTTTAATAACAAATAAAGCAGAAACTAGCAAAGCAGAAATAGCGCAAGACCAAGCAGTGGCTGATGCAAAAAAAGCAATTCAAGAAAGTGCTTTTAATAATATATCAAGTGGAATTGGACTATTAAAAGGATTATTTGAAAAGAACAAAGGATTACAAAAAGCATTATTAATCGCTGAAAGCGCTGCTGGTATTGCAAAGATAATTATAAATACAAAAGCTTCTAATGCTGCCGCAAGATTAAAATACGCATTACTTCCTGGAGGAGTTGCTTTAGCGACAGCTGAGGCAGCTATGAACAACGTAAGTGCTGGAATTGGAATAGCTTCAACTATTGCTGCTACTGCAAAAGGATTAGCTGCATTCGGTGGTGGTGGTTCTCCCGGAGGAAGCGCTGTTGGTGGAGAAGGTGGTGGTAGCGCTGGAGCTGCCCCACAATTTAATGTAGTAGGAAATACAGGTGCAAATCAATTAGCACAAACTTTAAATCAAGAACAACCTCCAATTAAAACTTATGTAGTTGCTGGAGATGTAACTACTGGACAATCTTTAGATAGAAATATAATTACAAACGCGAGTTTGGGATAAACAAATTATTAAATAATTTATTATAAAAATATGAGAATAGTAGAATTAATTATTGACGAAAAAGAAGATTTAGCTGGAGTAGATGCTATATCGGTTGTTGAATTTCCTGCAATAGAAGAAAACTTTATTGCTTTAAATGAACAATTACAATTAGCTAAAGTAGATGATGAGAAACGTATTTTAATAGGTGCTGCATTAATACCTAATAAAAATATATATCGTAGAAATGGAAACGATGAATATTATATTTTCTTTTCAGATGAAACTGTACGCAAAGCAAGTGAATTGTTTTTAATGAATTCAAATCAAAACAATGCTACATTAGAACACGACAAGAAGCTAAAAGATTTGACTGTAGTTGAATCTTGGATAGTCGAAGATGTAGATATGGACAAATCTAAAAAGTATGGCTTAAATGCACCCGTAGGAACTTGGATGGTAACTATGAAAGTTAATAACGATATGATTTGGAATGACTTTGTTAAAACAGGTAAAGTTAAAGGATTTTCGATAGAAGGATATTTTGCCGACAAATTAGAAATGAGTTTACAATTAGCAGAAGAACAAGAATTAGTAAATAGAATAAAAGACATCATTTTAAATGGTGAAAAAAAAAAGACTAATTTAGAATCATATACAGATTATCCTGAACAAGCTACTGAAAACGCAAAGATAGCTTTAAGATACGCAGAAGAAAATGGGTGGGGAAGTTGTGGAACTCCTGTAGGAAAAGCAAGAGCAAATCAATTAGCAAATAGAGAACCTATAAGCGAAGATACAATTAGTAGAATGGCTTCTTTTGAAAGACAAAGACAAAATTCTGATAGACCATTAGGCGAAGGTTGCGGAAGATTAATGTGGTTAGCGTGGGGCGGAGATGCAGGTGTTGAATGGGCAAGTAGAAAACTAAAACAAATTAGAAAAGAGTAATGTTTAAATTAATAAATAAAATTATGGGTAATAAAACAAGTTCACCAAAAGGTGGTAAAAGAGGATGTTTATGTAAAGACGGAACGTATGATTCTAAATGTTGTGAAGGAGAATTATCACAACAAGGAATCGGAGCTACAGTATTACAACAAACAAGTACAGTTACAAACACAAATAACGCAAGAGTTATAACTAATGTAAGTTCGTAATTTATAACAAAATTAAATAATAATAATTAATACTAAAAAATAAAATTATGTCTACGGAAAAAATTGTAATGAATGCTTTGTTTGGAAAAACAGAATTAAAAAATGAAAAAGTAGAATTGGCATTAAAAGATGATATTCAAAAAGGGTTAAGTGATTATAAAACACTTGATTCAGCTATCACTGCATACAAGAATAAAGCAAGAGCTGGATTGGATTCTTATTTAACAAGTGTTGGTCAAGCATATCAAAATGCTAAAAATACTTTAGATGCTCTTAATACTATGGAAGCAAAAATAAAAGAATTAGGTTTAGCTGACAATCCTTATGCTTCATACACTAAAGATATGACCGCTAAAGCAAACGAATATAAAAAATTATTTGCTTATGTAGATAATCTTGGTGTTTCAGTAAGTAAATAAAATTTTAAATAAGTAAATATGAATGTAATTAATGAAATCAAAACTCTTTTGGGTATGGAAGTAAAACTTGCCCAAATGAAACTTAAAGATGGAGTTACTGTTTTAGAAGCAGATGCTTTTGAAACTGATAATGCTGTTTTTATTGTTAATGGCGAGGAAAGAATTCCTGTACCAGTTGGAGAATACGAATTAGAAGATGGAATGATTTTAGTAGTAACCGTTGAAGGTGTTATTGCTGAAATTAAAGAAGCAGTTGTTGAAGAAGAAACTGCACCAGAAGCTGAAGTAGAAGTTGAAGTTGAAGCACAAGCTGAACCAGCTACCCCTAAAAGAATTGTAGAATCAGTTTCAAAAGAAATGTTCTTTGCTGAAATTGAAAAACTACAAGCACAAATTGCTGAATTAAAATCAGTAAAACAAGAATTAAGTTCAGAAGTTGTTGTTGAACCATTAACACATTCTCCTGAAGTTAAAAACGAAGTTAAACTAAATAAAATATCAACTAATCGCCAAATGACTACACAAGATATAGTTATGGCAAAACTTTTTAATTAATAAATTATGGCTACTACAACATCTATTACGACTACCTATGCTGGAGAATTTGCTGGAAAGTATATTTCTGCTGCATTATTGTCAGGTTCAACTATTGCAAATGGTGGAATCGAAGTTAAACCTAATGTAAAATACAAAGAGGTTATCAAAAGAATTGCTACAGATGCAATCGTTAAAAACGCTACTTGTGATTTTGATGCTACTTCTACTGTAACATTAACTGAAAGAGTAATTACTCCTGAAGAATTTCAAGTAAATCTACAATTGTGTAAGAAAGACTTTAAGTCGGATTGGGAGGCCGTTCAAATGGGATATTCTTCATTTGATAATTTACCTCCTGCTTTTGCAGATTTCTTATTAGCACACGTTGTTTCTAAAATTGCTGAAAAAACAGAACAAAACATTTGGAAAGGTGTTACAGCTAATGCTGGTGAGTTTGACGGATTCTTAACTCTTGCTACTGCTGATGCTACTGTACTTGATGTAGCTTCTCCTGCTTCTGGTGGAGTTACTGCTGCTAACGTAATTGCTGAACTTGGAAAAGTTGTTGACTTGATTCCTGCTTCACTTTATGGAAAAGAAGATTTATACTTATATGTTTCACAATCTATTGCTCGTGATTATGTACGTGCTTTAGGAGGATTCGGAGCTTCTGGACTTGGTGCTAATGGTACTAACACAATGGGAACTCAATGGTTTAACAATGGTTCATTATCTTTTGATGGTGTTAAAATCTTTGTTTGCAACGGAATGACTAACGATTATATGATGGCTGCTCAAAAATCTAACTTGTATTTTGGAACTGGTTTGTTATCAGACCAAAATGAAATCAAAGTAATTGATATGGCTGACATCGACGGAAGCGAAAACGTAAGAATTGTAGCTAGATTTACTGCTGCTGTTCAATACGGTGTTGGTGCTGAAATTGTACTTTACACTCCAGCTGCATAATCATTATAAATAATAATTAAATAAGGGTAGGTAAAGCGCCTGCCCTTTTTTATTAACTTTAAAAAATATAAACTATGCCTTGCGATATTTCTTTAGGACGTGCCGAACAATGTAAAAATTCAATCGGTGGATTAAGAGCTGCATACTTCATTAATTGGGGTGATGCAACAACGGTAACATATTCTGCAACTGCAGGAAGTGAAGATGTAATAACTGCGTTAGGTGGAACTCCTATCGGTTATAAATATGAATTGAAAGGAAGTTCTACTTTTGAACAAACTTTAACTTCATCAAGAGAAAATGGAACTACATTTGTAGACCAAAAATTAAGTTTAAGTATTAAGAAATTAACTATTGCTGACCACAAACAATTGAAATTACTTTCTTATGGTAGACCACAAGTTATTATTGAAGATAACAACGGTAACTTCTTTTTAGCTGGTTTAACTAAAGGAATGGATTTAGTAACTTCAACTATATCTACTGGTGCTGCTATGGGAGATATGTCAGGATATAAAATTGAATTTCAAGGAATGGAACCTTTACCTGCAAACTTCGTAACTGGACCATTAGAAACAAGTATTTTAGCTTCTATTGTTCCAGGTACTGTAGCATAATATTATTGTTTGTTTTTTTTAAGAAGGGTGCTATTTATTTAGCATCCTTTTTTTGTTTTAAAACAATTTTAACTTTAAATTATTAATATATAAAAATAGTTTATGATAATTTTAAAAGAACAAAATACATCACAAAGTTTAACATTTATTCCAAGAGTAATGAATGCTACAACTATTGTTTTAAGAAATGAAACTACAGGAATTGAAACTAATATAGCAGCTGATTTTTATTTATCAGATTATTACATAACTGCTACAACTGTTTTTGCTTTAAAAGAAAATACATTTTATAATTTAACTATTAAAAATGGTTCTAATATAGTTTATAAAGATAAAATATTTTGCACAAATCAAGCAAACGATGTTTATACGGTAAACCAAAATCAATACGTAGCAAACGTAACAAACAACGAATTTAAAATTTATGAGTAATATATCAATAGTAAATTTAAGTGCTTATACAAGCCCTGTAATACAAGAAAATAAAAAGAATAATTACATTGAATACGGAAGTGATAACAATTACTTTCAATATTTAATTGATAGATATTTATATTCAGCTACAAATGGCGCTATTATTACAGGTGTTGCCAATATGATTTACGGAAAAGGATTAGATGCTTTAGATTCTAATAAAAAGCCAAATGAATATGCACAAATGAAATCTATTATTAAAGATTCTGATTTGCGTAAAATAGCTTTAGAACGTAAATTATTAGGAATGGCTGCAATGCAAGTCGTAATAGAAAAGAAACAAGTAAAACAAGTGCTTCATTTTCCTATGCAAACATTACGAGCTGAAAAATGTAATGATAGAGGACAAATAGAAGCTTGGTATTATCATAACGATTGGACTAAAAAGAAACCTAGTGAAGATGCAAAAAGAATTCCAGCTTTTGGTTTTGGTAATGGTAATGAAGTTGAAATATATGTTATACAACCTTATGTATCAGGTTTTGACTATTATAGTCCAATAGATTATTCTGGTTCTTTACCTTATGCTTTGCTTGAAGAAAACATAGCAGATTATCAA